ACGGATGACTCCGTTAACGATTTAGAGAAATCATACCATGCTTGTGCCATCTCCTTAACAGCACTTACACCTTTAGGATTGACAAATGATTTCTCCCACATATTATTTGCTCTTTCGATAATGGCCTGCGCACTTTCTTGCTGCATTTCATACTCTTTCGTAGCCGCTGTACCTTCACGGAATGCCACCTTAGAAGTTTCAAGATGTTCTTTCAGCATATCTACGTTTTTCGCCATAGTAACCATCACATTACCAAGACGAGAACCATTACCGCCAATCTTTTCAAAGGTATCTTGCAAGGCATTCATATTGCCCTTAGCTTTCATCTTCTCAAGAATAAGAACCACCGCATCCATCGTACGTCCAGCAGTGAAAAGTCTATTGATAGTACCCGGTTCAATATTCAAGACCTTTTCTATAAGGTTGTGGTTCTTCTGTAAAGCAACAAACAACTTTGTAAAGGCTGTAGAAGCCACCTCAGGCATCAACTGCATAGAGTCAGCAGCTGAACCCAAAGCGAGCAATTGATCGGTAGTAACGCCCGCAACACGAGCTGTACCGACGAGACGCTTAGAAAACTCAACAATATTATTAGAAGATGACGTGGTTGTTGATGATAGTTTAAACAAGGCAGAACCAATCTTCAACATAGACTTTTCTACGCCAAACTTAGGAATAAGTCCCATCGTTTCAGTCATTTTAGCAAGAGCGGTCAAAGACTCTGGTCCCATATCTTCGGCCAAAGCAACCTTTACTTGATTGGCTGCCTTCACGAAACTTTCCAAGCCGTCTACACCATACTTACCCATACCAAGTTTACTACCCACATAGGCATCTTGCGCCAGGGACTGAATAGTAGAACGCGTATCAAGTTTAGAAAGATTTACGGCTAACTTATTAACCTCCGCCGAAGTTAATCCGCTAACCTTACGAATATCATTCAACTGGTCAGAGAACTTTAAGTTATCACGAATAACCCCCTGTAGTTTAGTTCGGACCAAATTAAACAGACCAAAAACGCCAACGTAAGCCGTTATGTTCTTCACGGCACTTTTCCAGAGAGAATTGTGAGTACGCACAGACCCATTATTCTTGTCTATCTGATTTTTTATAGCGGCGATGTTCTGCTGCATCTGTTTGAGCTTCGGATTATTACCCGCCATCTCATTCAACTCACGCTTAGCGGCACCAAGCGCACGCTTCAAGTCGCGCGTAGAAGTACCAGCAAGGTTTCTCATCACCTCGTCGACACGTTTGGTTGCAGAAACATTGTGAGCAATAGCATTGTTATAGGCGTTAAATTCTTTTTCAGCCAGCTTAAAGGCTTTCGTGTTTTGTTTTCCCGCCTCTGCCAACTGCTGCATCTGTGAGTAACACTGTTTAGCCTTACTTCTCAACTCATCCATCACCTTCTTCGCGGTAGTGGTATTCGCTGTAATTACTACTTGTGCTTGTTTCGTACTTGCCATATCTACACGTAAACTATAATTTAGACACAAAAGTAAACATCTTTAGAAAAGAAGGTGGGACAAAAGGATGTCCCACGACAAAGAAAAACATTGAGTATTTTTGCGTTATAACATTAAAATAACATTATGCCACAGCCAATTTCAAATCCGATATTCCCGCTCAATAAAGTCGTAAGACGCTTTATGGAGCAAACAAACATGCAAATTAAAGCCAACCTTATCACACAGAAGGTTTGGCCAACAGAAATCTATCCGGGCTACAAAATAAAAAATGAAGCTAATAAAAGGGACGGTCTACCCCACTCTACAGGAGAAGGTTCAAAATCGTTTCAGTCAAGGTTAGTAAGAGCAGATCAAGCTGGGAACGTTACACTGGTATTCAATTACAACGACTATATGCGATATGTAGATATTGGTGTCGGTGGAAGACGAAGAGCTGAAAACGTAGAAAGAGGAAAGAATGCACGGTTTCGTAGTAGATATATCGCTGTATGGGATCCAACTGACGGACAGACACACCGACCTGCTATTATGAAAGAGTACCGCCACTTACAAGAACGAATAAGAGACTATCTTGTAGATTTCTACGGATACGAAGGACAAGTTGCCATACTTGACACCTTCACGGATGCAACAATACATCTCTGGTAAAACAAAAAAAAGACAACCGCAACCATCTTCACAGATAGTTGCGGTTTAAGATATAAAGTATATTCACTCTTGTAAAAGAATTGAAAATTGTAATTCTAATGCCTTGCCTTCAATCTATCAATTTCCTTTTTCTCAGCTATCAGACGTTCACGTTCAGCTTTTTCCTCCTCACAATACTCATCGAAATCGGCTGCTTCACGAGCAAGCGTTTGTTTCTTTGTATACAGCATAAACGTAAAAGCAGAACTTTCTATCAGCTGCATATCCTTATTAGCATCACAAGGAACGTCAACACCGATATACCAGTTTCGTTGCCATTCAAAGAAGATGGGCGTGGTACCACACTCTGCTGCCACAATAGTATTACCGCCTGTAAGGATGTCAAGCAACGAAGAAATACTCATAATAGGCAGGGACATACGCTGACGCTCAGCAGTAACCGCACGAGAAGCGACCTTTACAGACGGACGAACCGCACGAAGATGCACCCGACTGCCCTTTCGTAGTTGTTGAGATTGAACTAAATCAGGCGCAGGCATATCTGAGATGCGAAGATAAGAAATAAAATTACGGTCCTTCATTCGCTTTGTTATTTCTTCTCGAAGCGCATCCTCCGTCATCTTCTCAGCATCAGTGATGTTAGCTGTCTTTGCCCAAGTAGCCAAAGAGTATCTATCACGAACATCTGTCCAAGATAACAATTTAGAACGGTCATACAAACAATCAGGCTCATCTTTTGGCAACTCGTTCTTTTTGACAACGACCACACCAGAGTCCAATTTTACATTAGGCTCATAGCATAACTCATCATCAATCTTGGTTGCTACACGGAACACCGCAGGATTAGGTTCCTTCTCAAAAATAAGAAAAGCTACACCACCAGCAAACGCATCGTTAGAAGAATGGTAAGCCACGGCACCCATTCGCTTTGCATAAGCATCTGCTCGACGAAGAGCAAGAATAGCCTGTGAATTAAACTTGCGAAGTCGCTTTCCTGTTTCAGAAAGCACAGGTAGTTTGTAGTAATACTTCATTATCTTATTATTTTGTCGACAAAGTTAAATAAAAACATTAAATTTACAAAACATATTGATTAAAAATTATACCTTTGCTTTAATTAATTAAACAAAATATTCAATAATATGAAAAAAAACAATAACGAAGAAGAGAAAAGTAGCGGTGTTTCACTTGATGATTACGTTATCCCAGACAAAATTAATGCTTTCATTCAACACTATAAACCAGCTAAAGACGAAAGCACTTGCGACGAAGTCTATACAGATGCTAAACTACGCCAGTTCTTCAAAGCATGGCCTTGTACTTTAGGCGACCCGCTGTCGATGTACACAAACACACTAAGGGAGAGCGGATTTATAATGAAAGTAAGCCTATCAGGAGAACCAGCTTATTTCGTTTGTCTAAGAGAAAATTAAGGACATCCTATAAAAGTTCTATTTTGTGGTAAATTTACCTCAAAACGTAAAGTATATACTTTATGATGCTAAGGTATATACTTTATCGTGCTAAAGTATATACTTTACGTTCGCAAAGTATATACCTTAGTTTTTTGAGGGTTATAAGATTCAAAGGAAGTGTTGAAAACCCTTTATCTTTTTCCTAATACAGAAGTAATCAGACACACACCACTATCTTTTCTACCAATAGCCTTCTTTATAATAGAAATCAGGCGTTTATATTCAGTCTGGTTTTTCTTGTCATTACAAAGTGAAAGGTAAGTATCACGCTCTTCTTTCGTTGCAAACTCGACATTGATATTTCCAAGATAAGAGCCTATATGCTTTGCGCTATGAAGCAATGAAGCAAAAATCCCATCGCCGTATGCCGTTAAAACGTCTTGCCATTCTGTAGACAACGCACCAGGAACAAAAGCAGGCTGCTCGTCCTTTACAACAGAAGGAACGATTGCAGGACCAAACAAATCAGTCTGACGCTGTTCTTTTCTCGTTTGATAGTCTCGCTTCCACTTACGCAAAACACCCATTACATAAGCCGCTACATCGTCAGGCTGCTTACGCTCGACGATACGTCGCATATCCTTATAAGCAAATTCAAGGAAGGATTGCAGCTGATTATCATCCATATCTGACATAAGCATACGCAAAGCATAAGCAGAGAGTTCTGGACACCATGCCACATAACTATCAATAAACTTAATCTCAGACGAAGCTCTGTGATTATTCGCATCACGCAAGAGCGCAAGCTGACCCTTCTTGATAACAAACTCAACTTCATCTGGTGCGCCACGCTTCTTACCTGGCGGATAGACTGGTGAGTACTCAAAAGAGAAATCAATCTCACCACGTTCCATCAGTTTATCCATTTCTTTCTTTACAGGATCAAGAACCATGATACGGACGTTACTCCAATTGTTATAAGGGTTCTTTCCTTCATTCGTTTGTCTGAAATACTCATCAGTAAGCCCAAGGAACTCAAGAAGGTCGGTATAAGGGACTTTCTTATGACCAATGTCACGATAACGA